ATATATTTACTATATTATATATAGCATATATTTACTATATTATATGGATAACAATTTAAACTTTTCTCATTATTATTAAATAATAGAACATTTATTAATAATGTCGTCAGCAGCATCCGCCGCACCTGCCTTATCCAACGAAGAATTATATGTTATAAAACGAAATGGAGAAACCGAAGTTTTATCTTTTGATAAAATTCTACAAAGAGTAAAGCATCTAGGCACAACTCAAAAACCCACGTTAAATGTCAACTATAGTCAATTGGTGATGAAAATTGTAGACCAACTGTATAATAATATTCCAACACATATTATTGATGAATTAATGGCAGAACAATGTGCTTCATTAACGACTAAACATTTAGATTATGGAATTCTCTCTAGTAGAATTATTGTATCCAACAATCATAAAAATACAACTGCTGTTTTTTCGGAAGCAATGGATGTGATTTATAATTATTGCGATATGCACGGCATTCATAAACCGCTGATTCACTTAAACACCTGGTCTATTAGTCAGAAACACAAGGAACAAATTGACGGAATGATAGACCATTCACGTGATTATTTGTTTGATTATTTTGGGTTCAAGACCTTGGAGCGAGCATATCTGATGCGGGTTGATAAAAAAGTGATTGAGCGTCCGCAATATATGTGGATGCGCGTAGCCATTGGAATTCACGGCGAAGATTTGGCGCGGGTAAAAGAAACCTATGATTTATTGTCCAATAAATACTTTACGCATGCGACGCCAACGCTTTTTAATGCAGGCACCAACAATCCACAACTCAGTTCGTGTTATTTAATTGGGATGGAGGATGATAGCGTAGAGGGAATCTACAATACCTTGAAAGATTGCGCTAAAATATCAAAATGGGCGGGCGGAATTGGATTGCATATTCATAATGTTCGTGCATCCGGCACCCATATTAACGGAACCAATGGCACGAGTAATGGTATTGTGCCAATGTTGCGCGTTTTTAATACGACGGCCCGCTACATTGATCAAGGCGGTAATAAACGAAACGGAAGTTTTGCGATTTATTTAGAACCTTGGCATGCAGATATTGAGAGTTTCTTGGATATGAAAAAGAATCACGGCGACGAAGAAATGCGGGCGCGTGATTTGTTTTATGGCCTGTGGATTCCGAACCTCTTTATGGAAAAGGTAAAAAACAATCAAGAATGGCATTTATTTTGTCCGCATATTTGTCCGGGATTGGCCGATTGTTACGGTGATGCATTTAATACGCTGTATGATAAATATGTAAAGAGCGGAAAAGCATTGAAAACCGTAAAAGCCCGCGACTTATGGTTTAAAATTTTAGACAGTCAAATGGAAACTGGCACACCGTATCTCCTTTATAAGGATGCGGCCAATAAAAAAAGCAACCAGCAAAATATTGGCGTGATTAAATCTAGTAATCTTTGCACTGAGATTATTGAATACAGTGATTCCGAACAAACCGCGGTCTGTAATTTGGCAAGTATTGGATTGCCCAAATTTGTTAACAGCGATAAAACATTTAATTATGAAAAACTCCACGAGGTCACGAAGGTCATTACGTATAATTTGAATAAAGTCATTGATATTAATTTCTACCCAACCGATAAAACCCGTGTCAGTAATTTGCTTCATCGCCCGATTGGAATTGGCGTTCAAGGGTTAGCCGATGTCTTTGTCTTAATGGATGTGGCATTTACGAGTGAGAAGGCAAAGGAAACCAATAAACTTATATTTGAAACGATTTATCATGCTTCGGTGGAATGTTCTATGGAAATTGCGAGGGAGCGTTCACCCCATATGCAAGAGTTGGCCAAACATTCGCGCATTTTGTTTAAAGATATTGAGGTTGAACATTTAGACAAGTATCAAAAACACGATACCGTATCGCGGAATTATTTACCAGCGGCTGAAAAAGATGAAGAGGTGAAAGAGTTATTGCCAATTCCAGCGGAACTGTATTATTTAAATGATACGCAAATGGGCGCCTATAGTTCATTCGCCGGCAGCCCCGCCTCCAAAGGACTGCTTCAATTTGATATGTGGGGTGTTTCGCCGAGTAGTAATCGTTATGACTGGCACGGATTAAAAGAGCAAATTAAAATATATGGGTTGCGTAATTCGCTCTTGGTTGCGCCGATGCCGACGGCTTCTACCTCGCAAATTCTTGGAAACAATGAATGTTTTGAACCGTTTACGAGCAATTTGTATTCGCGCCGCACAAATGCCGGTGAATTTGTATTGCCGAACAAATATTTGATGGCCGAACTATTGGAGCTGGGCTTGTGGAACGATGCTATAAAAGAAAATATTATTTTGAATAAAGGCAGTGTCCAACAATTAACTACCCTTCCGCAACATTTAAAAGACAAATATAAAACGGTGTGGGAATTGCCGATGAAACAATTAATCAATATGGCCGTTGATCGGGCGCCCTACATTTGCCAATCCCAAAGTTTGAATTTATGGGTAGAAGACCCGGATTATAAACTTTTAACTTCAATGCATTTTTACGCTTGGGAGAAAGGGTTGAAAACGGGAATTTATTATTTACGCCGAAAAGCAAAGCATCAAGCGCAACAATTTACAATCAAACCGTCTGCAAATGTGCAAGGACCAGGTCAAGGTCAAGGTCAAGGTCAAGGTCAAGGTCAAGGCCCAGGTCAAGGACAAGGTCCCGACGACTGCCTAATGTGTTCAAGTTAAAATAAGTGTTCAAAAATTATTAGACGCAATTCAAGATTTTTATAAAAAAAACAAGGACAATTGTGATGGCACAGTTTTAGTTTTTTTATTGGTTTACATACTACAACTACATACAATACGATTGATATAAAGTTCTAAAAACCAACTTTACATCATTATCGGACGAGATATCATACTTATATTCTAGCATGACATAACAACGCAAACAAATCATGACATCGGCAATCGCGTTATGCGTTCCTTTTGGCGCAACCCCAAATAATTTGGAATGCAACTCCGTTAAGGTCGGAAATTTATGATAAGTTTCGCCGGTTTTTGGATTCACTTTTGGAATCGCACATAAATCCGTGGTGCGTTTCATGGTGCAGTATTCGGGAATTGCGCCGATTTTATTATAAAAGCAATTTTTAATGCCGTGACGGTAGAGTTCAACGGTAATAATGCGTTTATCAAAGATAATGTTATGCCCAACAATCATGTCCGCCGTTTGTATAGATTGGGCAAACTCAGTGAGAACGTCTTTCATCGGGATGCCTTGGGACTCACTTTTTTCACGTGTAATTTGATGAATAGCAATACTTTCCGGTGTGATCATAACCGATGGATCCAATTTAACCACACGGTCACTGTATTCTAAGATTTCCTTTGTTTCTGTATCATAGGTAATGTAGGACAACTGAATAATATGAGGCCATTTAGCCGAATCACGAAAGGACGCATAATTATCTTCAGGCAGACCAGTGGTTTCGGTATCAAAAACAATAACCTTCATAGTGAATCGTGTTTATTGGTTTTGTAGGGTAATATGGAAGGGAAAGGAAAAGTGATATTCAATTTTTTGGGTTAAAATACTTTTTTAATCGTTTTATGCTATTGGTTATAAATTGTAAAAAATAGTATAATCATTATATAAGATATTACACGATGGGCATTAGCATGTCTATAACAAAAAATGCAAAATACAGTAAACCCAAATATGCTAATCTTGGAACAGTAGATGAAAATGGTGAAGGTGCTGAAGGTGATAAGGCAGCTGCTCCTCCTCTTGAAATGAATTCGGAAACGATAGACAAAATAAAACAAGAAAATTTTGATAAATGGAGTAAAATATTCAGGGATCTTACTAGAAATAAAGAGATTGAAAGTAAAATTAAATCCTCATTTAAGAAAGTATTTTTACAACCACTAGGACAAGTGGGAGGTGATGATACGCCCCCTGCAGCCGCCGATGCTCCAGCCGCCGATGCTCCAACCGGTGAAAAAGTAGATATTAATAACTTTAAATATTTTGCTGGATTGAAAATTTTGGCGGAAAAAGATGATGTATTTACCTATATGAGCGGTGATGACAAATTTTCGTTATTCTTAAAGGAAGATATTGATAAATATTGGTTAGTGGATGAAACTATAAAAGGATTACTGGATGAAGAAACCGCATTGTTGATTATAGAATTAGGAAAAAATGAAAAGGAATTTAAAAAGGCCAATGAAGCAAAATACAATGAAATATCAGGGATTGTGACAAAAATAACTAAAGAAATTGTTCCAAAAATGTTTGATAAAACTCAAATAGCCATTCAACATAAAGCATTAAAGGATATTTTAGATTATGCTATTCAATCTGATGAATTAAAAAATTATCACAAGAAGCAAAACATCTCAGATAAAAAAACGTCTATTACTAGCGGCGACGCGACCGCAAAAGAAGTTTCAATGGAAAAAAGGGATAATGAAGCAGAAGCAAAGGAACAAAAAGCCGCAGAAGAAGGACCAAGTGGCGGTATGAATAATGTAAGTGATAGTGAAAGTGAAAGTGATAGTGATACTGATAGTGAAAGTGATAGTGAAAAGGGAAGTGGTTATAGCAGTGACGGTGGCGAAAGTTATATAAGTAGTGGCGATAATATAGGAGGTGGTAAAATATTTAAAAGTGCAGAAGAAAAAGAGTATAAAAAATTTAAGGGTGAAGAGCGAAAAGATTTTGCTGAAAAGAAAGATAAATTTATGAAAGACGAGGTAAAGGTAATTGCATTTTTGGACGCAAATATAGCCTCATTAATGTCATCTTATGAAAAAAACAAAATTGGTGCAAATGTTAAGAAGAGTTCAATGAAAACAAATACTGCTTTAATGGATGCACTATTTACTGCAGTAACTAGTTATGAGAAAGAAGTGGAATCAACTGGTGCAGCAGTAGAAATGATAATGAAACCACCAGCAGAAGGCGAGAAAAAGGATGGAGCAGCAGCAGGAGAAGGCGAGAAAAAGGATGGAGCAGCAGCACCAGCAGAAAAACCAGCAGAACCAGCAGAACCAGCAGGCGACGAGAAAAAGGATGGAGAAGGCGAGAAAAATGCACCACCAGCAGCAGCAGAAAAACCAGCACCAGCCGGCGACAACAAAAAGGATGGCGGATCGCAAAGCGGAGGTGCATCGCAAAGCGGAGGTGCATCGCAAAGCGGAGGTGGTCATACTACTAAAAAACCCAAGAAAAAACGTCAACCAAAAAAATTACCCAAAAACATTAATATTAATATAAATCTAGGCAAAACAAATATTGCATATGATAATACAAGCAGCAGTAGCAGCAGTGCTAGCGATAGCAGCAGTAGCGATAGCAGCAGTGATAGTAGCAGTAGTGATAGCAGCAGTAGTGATAGCAGCAGCAGCAGTGATAGCGAAGAAGAAGAAGAAGAAAAGGTCATTAAAAAGGGCAAAAAACAAGTAAAGTATGTTGTCAATGCAACTAAGAAAAAAAATAGATCCAAACGTCGTCGTGAAGATAAAGATGATTAATGAAAGGTCCGACAAATCCCAAAACTCTTCCGATGAAACGGTGTTATACCGTGTTGTTTAATGCCATTCATATGAATCTGTGTGCCATACCCTTTATTTTTCAAAATACCATAATGCTCATTTAAATTTGGATGGGCTGCACATAATTCAGAAATATACTCATCGCGTGCTACTTTGGCCAAAATAGAAGCAGCCGCAATACATGAATATGTGTTATCACCACCTTCAATACATACGTGCGATACTTTTTCACCGGTTGAACTATACATAAACGGCGTGAAATCATTACCATCCACAAGTAATAATACTTTATTTTCCTTGTTATTCTTATTATTATTTAGTTGTTCCATCACCTTATGAATCGCTGCATGCATTGCTTGATGTGTTGCATTGCGGATGTTTATTTTATCAATAATAGTCTCATCGCAATAGTGCACTGACCACGCAATCGCGTGTTCTTTAATATAAGCAGCCACTTCTTTGATTTTCTTTTCAGAATGAAACTTTTTACTGTCTTTCATAAGCGCATGATTAAATTCTTCCATACGTTTAGGTAAAACTACAGCACCAGCATAAACACGACCAAGCATAGGACCACGCCCCGCTTCATCTACGCCAATTTCATAATGAGTGCTGATATTATTGATAGGAAGAGTATGACAATCAGTAACAATATCATTTTCAATATTATCCTCACAATAAGAAGATTTTAATAAAGTTACTGTTTGTCGTGGAGGCATATGTATCTATTAGTTAATACAATAGGTTATCTCTATTATATTAATTTCAATTTTAATATAATATAGTTTTATTAATTATAGTTTTATTAATTATAGTTTTATTAATTATAGTTTTATTAATTATAGTTTTATTAATTATAGTTTTATTAACATTATACGAATTTTACATTATACGATTTATTTTTTCCATTCATAATCTATATACAAATGAAAAATAGCAACACAATGTTAAAAACAATAAAAAAAACAATATTGACATCAAAAATAGTTAAAGTGTTAACACTATGGTTTAACAAGTTCGCAAAATTATCAAACTTGAAGCCAAAACAATTAGTTATTCTTTTAGGATTATTATTAGTAAGTTTAGCAACACTGGGGTTAGGAATGATAGGAGGGAAGAGAGAAGGATTTGGAACTACGGCCGAATTAGAGGAATTGGAAAAAAAGAGGATAAAGATTGTAGATGTGATGAATTGTGCTATTAATAATTCTACGACGATTCAATCCACTCGCGACACAATGCGAAGCAATATAAATGCTTGGTATACGAAATATATTACTTATTTAATACAGGGAGAAGAATTTAATTTAAAAAATAATATGGATAGTAGTGGTAACAATAATCGTAAAATATATAAAATAAAGAATAGTTCAGATATAAGCGCTACAAGACCAAAATACATTGACGATAAAGATACATCTTCTATTAGTGACCTATCAAAATATGAGTTAGTTTTTCTTTATGAGAAAGGTAGTATTGACGTGAACACTGATAAAAAAATATATAAAATAAGAGATGAAACAAAAATAAGCGCGACAATGCCAAAATATATAGATAATGTTCCAGTATTACCTGCAACTACTAGCAATGGAACACCTAGTTTAGCCACCTATAGTTTAATAGATATCAAAGTTCCTATTAGTAAAAGCTTGGTTGATAGTGATGAAAATACCATTAAAACAACTGATTTTAATGTTAATATAATCAGTAAAGACAAATTAATAAAAGCATTTAATGATATTAAGAAATTTGCCGAAGAATATTTTTCCTTAATGAATAGTCCGTCTAGTAATACTATAGAAGGATTCGCGACCGATACAGTTAATCTTATTTTAAATCAAGGCACTAGGTATACAGTGACCGAGAGGGATATTAAACAGGTGGATCCATGCGATATTACGGCTGGTGCTGCTGGTGCTACTGGCTCCGGTGAGACTACTACTACTGCTGGTGCGACTACTACTACTGCTGGTGCGACTACTACTGCTGGTGCCAAAGTTAACTGCAGTGGGTCATGGACCGAAATAGATACTTGTAAAAATGGTTCTATTAAAAAGAAATACAAGGTCACGAGAAATGCGAGTAATGGTGGTGATATTTGTGGATACCTTCACGATGAAGTAAGAAATTTCGCTTGCGTGAATGGAGTCGGAAGTGAAATTGAAGAAGATGAAATTATTATTAATACTACTATAAGTGGAAATTACGCTATACCTGAAAGCATCACTAATCCTGCCTTATTACGTGATTATTTGAACAAAATTGAGACCGATTTTACGAATGCCGATAAATGGAAACAATTATACATTAATGAGTTGAAAAGACGCAACGATTATATAAAATACGCAAACTCACATAATGCTACCTATCATAAGACTAACGTCAATACCAGAACACAACAAGGAAGACAAGGAACGCAAGGCTATGATAATTTAACTGGCACTGGCAAAGTGGGCGTTCCTCCTGGCGACGAAGATTTATACATGCTGAAATCACGAATGGTTCCACCAACAAACCCGCCCGGAAGTGGCAGGCAAAGCGGCAATAGCATGCAAGGCGGCAATAGCATGCAAGGCGGCAATAGCATGCAAGGCGGCAATAGCATGCAAGGCGGCAATAGCATGCAAAGCGAAGGATCCGACCAAGGTTTATCTACTGGTGGTGGTTGTAATAGACCTGCACCTGTCCCACCTTGCCCCCCTTGCGAACGCTGCCCGGAACCTGCGTTTGATTGTAAACGTGTGCCCAATTACAATAGTGTAACATCAAATCAATATTTACCACGTCCCGTTCTTACCGACTTTAGTCAATTTGGTATGTAATTCTATTTGTATTTTTAAATTTTATAATTTTAGTATTGCATTTATAATATATATATATATATTATATATAATGAGGGGAGGTGTTATATTAGATCACACACGATTTACTGATAACAAAGAAGCATTTAAATATTTTATGGAAAATTCAGTAAGTGCACAAGTATTAACAGATGATGCTGGAAGCGGTATTACTTATATAGTAACGTTACCAAATACGGTTGTATCGCCTTATAAAAGAGTAAGAAGTCACAATTTACAAGATCCTGTAAAAACAATATTAATAAAGTGTACTATAAAAAATGCTCCCACAAAATTATATTTTAAAGGTCTAGAACAAAAGTTTCCAACTATTGAACGTGATTTTAAGCGTGAAGTTAAAATACAAGATGACGTATTTTACAAATCGTTTATAGACCAATTAGGTTTAGCTGAACCAATTTGTCCTGGAATTATTACTGCGATGTATAGTGTTCCATCTGATATAAAACAAAGTCTAATTGATGTATTAACCGATAAGAAAAAATTTGTAAATAGAAAATCAAGAGATACACATAACACGGCACAATTGTTAAAACTTGAAATATCTTTAATTGTGATGGAATTTATGGAAAATTACAAACCATTGGATGATTTTTTGGATCATAGAGACATAGGCGGTCAACCAGAACACCGACGTTTTGAACAATTTTCTAATATGCGAATATATGAACTTCAACGCCTTGAAGCTTTGGGCGTAAAACATTGTGATGCACATTATAACAATATCATGATTAATCCAGATTATCCTTATTTTACAACTGATAAAAAAAACCCCTATTATGGAAGGGCTCTTATTATTGATTTTGGTAAGGTGTTATTACCGAAGGAGTCTATAGAGAGTCTTTATCCTTGGATGGATCCTTTAAGGCTGGAAGAGTTAAAGTTAACACACGTTGACCCTATGGGTTTATACAATTATTATCGCAATGGTCGTCCGTGGGCACTGTTGGATAGGGAATTGGCTAATTTAAAAACAGCACGAGGAACATATATTGCCAGCTGGATACAAAGCGTAGATCCTAAAATAATTCAAGAATTCACAGAACTCGTTGCTGCGCATAGATATGATATATCTTTTAAGTATGTTGCAGACCCCACTGAAGGAATGCCCCCACCCACACAATTACCATTACCACCTCAAGGGATAAAGCAAATAAATGAACTTATAAGGAATTGTTTTAATACAGTAAAAGAATCTCCTTTTAATATATTTAACTGGGGGGAAATATTTAATATGGGAAATTTACCTGAAGAAGAAGAAGAAAGGGAGGATAGAGAGAGAAAAGCGAGGGAAGCCCGATATTTAAGCGAACGTGCTAAACTTGCTAAAGCACGTGATCCTCGTTACGACGCACAAGCAGCACCTCCAGCACCACCAGCAGCAGCACCACCACAAGCACGACCAGCACCACGAGCACTAACACCACTAGAACAAGCGCGTGATTCTGGCTGTTATGCTTACGAAAATGGTTTCAATAAGGAACCTTTTCCTGATTGTATATCCGATCGTGAGGTGTATAAAAAACTAGCAAAGATTTACCATCCTGATCGTAATCTTGAATGTAACGATTTTGCCACAGCGGAATTCAAGAAGCTTGGCGAGGCATATGCTGAGGGACAAATTACTGGTTGTGTTTCTAATCGGTTTGGTCAACAAGCAGCACCACCACCAGCACGACAAAGACGACCAGCATCACCACCAGCACGAGCAGCATCACCACCACGACCAGCAGGACCAGCACCAGCACGAGCAGGACCAGCACCATCACGAGCAGGACCAGCACCATCACGACAAACCGGACCAGCACCATCACGACAAACCGGACCAGCACCACGACAAACCGGACCAGCACCAGCACAAACCGGACCAGCACCAGCACAAACCGGACCAGCACCATCACGAGCACAAGCACCACCACCAGCACAAACCGGACCACCACCACCACAAACACCACTAGAACAAGCGAAGAGCTCTGGCTGTCGTGCTTACACAGAGGGTTTCAAGAAAAATGGAGATATTCCTCATTGTATGCTCAAAACTGATAAGGCTAAGTATAACAAACTATCATTAATTTACCATCCTGATAAAAATCCTGAATGTAATGATTTTGCCGGTGAGGAATTCCGGAAGCTTGGCAAGGCATGGAATCAAGGACAAAATACTAATTGTCCCTCTGATCAAGAAGCCCAACAACAAGCAGAAGCACAACAACAGGCACAAGCCCAAGCCCAAGCCCAAGCCCAACAAGCATACGCACAAGCACAATATCACCGAGAACAACAAGAGGCCCAAGCACAAGCACAAGCACAAGCACAAGCACAAGCACAAGCACAATCACCACGAGCACAATCACCACGAGCACAACAACAACAAGCAGAATATGAACAACAACAACAAGCATACGCACAAGCACAAGCACAAGCAGAATATGAACAACAACAACAACAAGCATACCTCGCACAAAAAGCACAAGAATACGCACACCAAAAACAAATAGAAGTAAACGAATTTGTAGCCAAAGTTAATGAATACATAGCTACTAATTTTATTGACCAAATAACAAATATATTGCAGGTGTTAATTAGTATAACACAGAATCAAGAACAAATGCGACAGTATTATATATACCAACATGATACAGAGTTAAAAAAAAATAACATACAAGCAATAAAAAAGGAGAATTATATGTTATCAAAGAATAAATGCATTGAATTAAACAGTTTTATAATGCGTGCAATGGAAGAACTAAGATTTCGTTATGAAGAACTTATGAATATGATTTCTAATATTGAAGGTTATACTCCAGAAATGGGTTCTGCTGCTGATTTATATATGATACAAATGTTTCAACCCCACAAAAGTGCAATGGAAGAAAATCAACGCACCATTACATTAATGCAAAATGAAATTATAGAGTATGAGATATATTTGGGAATATATGAAGAAGCTAATTATGGTGTTGGTGGTGGTGGTAGTGGTAGTCGTAGCATAAAAAGTGGTAGTCGTAGTGTTAGTCGTAGTCGTAGTATTAGTCGTAGTGGTAGTGCTAGTCGTAGGAGTAATGCTAGTATGATAACACAGATGTTAAAGTATATATATATATGTAACTGGTTTGGTGTTCCTATAGATAAATTATTATTCCCCGAAAATAAGCAACAATTATTATTAAAGTCTAGTTCACCAAAAAGAGAAAATTTAGAATTAGTTAGCCTAATTGATACTTATACTAAGCCTGTATCTCCATTTGTTATTAACATTATTTTAGGGCCACATAATAGACGTAAAATTAGTATTAAAAATAGTGATATTGATTCTAATACATTAAGAGAATCCTTATTTGCAGAAGTTAAATTAGAAGACCCATTATTATTAATGAATACTAATTCTGTTTTGTTATTAAATGACAATTCATCATCCATAAGGGGATCAATTGAGGTGGGTGGAGGAAAACACAATATCGTTAATAGAACAAATATATATAAACCACATAGAAAAATACATAGAAAAACACATAGAAAAACACATAGAAAAACACATAGAAAAATATATAGAAAAACACATAGAAAAACACGTAGAAAAATACATAGAAAAATACATACAAGAAAACATTAACTTCTTTTTTTCAAACACTTTTGATCAATCTGCATTGTTTTACACTTTTCTTCTTGCGGGACAATTTTAATAATACATTTGGATTTTTTACCGTAGAGTGGTTCTGTGCACCCTTTTTCTTTTTTAGCATCCTTGCCATTTTTAGCATCCTTGCCATTTTTCATAGTTTTATTTTTATGATTAGTTTGAATGGGTTTAATATCAAACACTGCCGGTTTTTCACTGGTGCACCGTGCTCTAAAATGTTCATACCTCTCACGGACGTCGCAATAAGAGAGACCAGATTTCTTCTTCAACAATTTATTCACCAATTCATGGAGTTTATAGACATAACGCGAAAAAGAGTCACGATCTTTCATATCTTCTTGGCGTAAAGGAAACACCTTGAAATTTTTCGTTAAATTCATACGGCAATATTTACATGGCAATACATATTGTAATGATAGTATAAAATCACGATAATGCTTTTTGTCCTCGGCCGACGGATGTATGGGATAATTAAACGACATTGTATGTAAATAATGCCACATACTCGGACCCCATACCGTAGTCAACATTCCATCACCACTATAGTAATCCTTTTTACGGAAGGTCCTTTTTTTTAGTTGAGGGTTAACGGATACTCTTTCTTTAATAGTATCGTTTTTTATAGTATTATTTTTTATAGTATTATTTTTTATAGTATTATTTCTTATAGTATTATTTTTTATAGTATTATTTCTTATAGTATTATTTTTTATAGTATTGTTCCTTTTATTTTTCATTGTTACATTACTATGCATTAAATTATTACGCATTACTATTGTATCTGTATAATAAATGGATAGATATATTTTTTTACAAAATTTTATATTATATTATATGAAAATATATATTATATGTTTATATAATAACAATTATGAATAAATCTTTAGAAAGTTACTTTGATAATACTAAACAATTACATTTATTATTAACATTTTCTCTGTTAATTATCATTGTGACAATTGGTATACCAGAAGAATTCAAATATACAAAAGGAATTGGACAAGGTATTGCAATTTCTATTCTGTCTTATATTTTATATAAAAACTATAACGAAACATACAATCTCCAATTAATACAGAAGGATTTGAAAGAGAAACTTCAGACTATGAATTCTCAAAAATTAAATAAAAAAGAGGATGATAATAATAATAATAAAATAGAAAATGAAAATGAAATAATAGATATGAAAAATAATACAATAGCCAGTTATACCTTATGTGGGTTTATCGGAATTTTACTGTTGTATTTTATTTATTCAATTTTCTTTTAATATCCATAATCGCATTATAATAAGCTACATCATCTTTATAATTTTTTCTTAAAATTTCAATTAATTTACCGTCGGCTGTTTTATAAAGCATAATTGATTATATCGTATTCTAATATATAGTAACAAATTGTTTTTATATAATATAGCATAATGTTCTATTATACATATTATATTATACATATTACATTATACGTTATTATTTACATTATACGTTATTATTTACATTATATTTATTCTAATAAATATATATAATGAAGATTGGAGACATTCAACAAAAAATGATGAAGTTTGCTGGAAACGCGCGTTTTTTTGTTATTATTGTTCTAGTTGTCATCTTTTTAATTGCCGCAATCGCTGTATACCGCCGCACTGTATCAAGCCGCATTAATGCCAGTTATGTAGCAAATAATGAATTTAATACAAATAAACCAGGGTTAGAATCAGTTGATATGTATTTCTTTTATACGGAATGGTGTCCTCATTGCAAGACCGCAAAACCGATCTGGTATGATTTTAAGAAAGAAATGGAAAATAAAAAAGTAAAAGGAATTAAAATTAATTTCTTTGAAGTGGATTGCGACAAAGAGACAGAAACATCGGATAAATTTAATGTGAAAGGCTTCCCGACAATTAAGATGATGAAAGGCAATCAATTAATTGAATATGATGCTAAACCCAGCAAAGCGACCTTACACGAATTTGTTAGAACTTCTTTAGAATAAGATAGCCAGCCTATAAATATTGAATCAATTTTTATATAATATGACTAATTTATCATATAAAAAAATAGTATATTACCTATACATCATCTATAAAAAATGAACAACCCTCGCAATGAATGGTCAGCGCATTGGACGGATGAAACCAAAGAAACCGTTGATGTGAAAATGAAAGATGGGACATTTAAACCATTTCAGAAAGGGACTTGGATAAAATTGCCTGGACGAAATGACAAGGTAATGATAGATAGTATTATTTCGCCTTATAATAATCATGATACATCAAGAACACCATCTGTAACTACAAATGTAGGACCTCTTGGAATTACATATTTACCTTGGCGTGAGGATGAAAAACGGTTTGCGTCAATGTCTTATACAATGCGCGGAAATCAGCGATTTATTATTTGTTACCCTGTTGGAATAACTCATTATGGTCAGCATGTTGATTGGGATCTTGTTGAAATAACATCTCCACCCGATGATATTGACCAATACCTAGATTTAGTAAAGGAAGTGTTAGAAAGAACAACTATATTATAAGGAGGCCAAAAAATCATCTGCTTGCTTGTAACCACTTTCAATAATAGTGCATCTGACTATTTCATTGGATACCGATTCTACCCATTTATCAAACCCCGATAATTCTTCTATAACACATTTAATTGTATATTTGACCTTTGTTTGTTCTGGTTCGGTATCAAGCGATGCTTGCATTTTTTTTAGCAAACATAAGAAGACATCAAAAATAGAAGAATTTTCGGTGATAGTGTAGGTAGAGTTTTTCCAAATATTTTTAAATGCGAGTATTTCGTCGGTGTCGCATTGTTGATCCTGAATACAATCATTTAAAGGAAAATTATTTAGAAATCCGCCGTCTATAAAACAATGATCATTCTTTAATATAGGTTGAAAGATAATCGGAATGGCCATGCTCATTTGTAATGCTTCAACTACGGGCAAATCAGGGAATGATTTATAGGAAATATCATATTTGGTTAAACGATTACTGTTGATATCGGTTGTAAACATATGTAACTCTATTTTATTGTAATTGTAAAGTTCCCCTAAGGTGATCGTTGGGTTTAGGTCTTTGCCTTTTAGTAGCGGAATAACTGCTTCAGTAAAAAATCGCTCATTAATTAAACTTTTTTTCTCATAAATATCAATTATATTCACTCTTGATTCTTCGGCTAATTTACCCCACGGACGTTTTATAAAATAATCATCCATCCAAGCCCATTCATAACCAAGTGAAATAATAAATCCAATGTAGGCGCCAATAGAACATCCGTAGATGCTCTTGATATCGGCTAATTTCCAAAACTCTTTTTTTGCCAATTGTGCAGCAATCCCATAGCTTAATAATCCCGAAGGACCGCCCCCACTGATTACAATATGTTTAATGGTCATTTATTTAAGTTGGGTTTATCTAATTCAATAGAATAGGGTTGTTTTTATATAAGGATTTTTATAAAGATATAATGTTTATAAAGATATAATGTTTATAAAGATATAATTTTTTATATAAAGGTTTATATCTTCATTTTTTTTCCGTTATAGAAAATATATATAATAACAACGAATGAATACTATTTTTACTCTTGGTGATGAATCTAGTGAAAAAATGAAACTAAATTTAGATGATCTTTATGAAAAAAAACAACAACAAGATTTAAATACATTATCTCTCTACAATAAAATTTTAGGACGCATTCATACCAAGATTAAAACGGTCTCGCGCCAACAAACCAAGGAACAATTCTGTTGGTATATTATGCCCGAAACAATGATTGGTGTCCCGAAATACGATCACGGCGCTTGCACTGCTTATATAATTGACAATTTAAGAGATAATGGATTTATAGTAAAATATACCCACCCCAATTTACTTTTAATTTCGTGGGCAAATTGGTGTCCATCGTATGTTCGTAATGAGATAAAAAAGAAAACGGGGGTAGTCATTGATGGAAATGGACGACGGTTAGATGTTGACGAGAATGGTAAGGTGATTCCTGGCGGAAATGGTAAAAATAATGGCAATGGCAATGGCAATATCAATAATGATGACCCGAATGAATTAATGTTTCACCGCAGCAAAAATGGCAACGGCAATGATGATGTAAAAGCGAATAAGGAATATACGTCTATAGATAGTTATAAACCCTCGGGCTTGATTTATAATGAAAATTTATTGAGGCGGATAGAAGATAAAACCAGATAAAACCAGATGAAACGTGGTGATACCATGTGCTTTAATTTTATAATTATTATGCAATGGCGGGTAAACCAACAACAGCCGTAGCAGAAGCAGCAACACCGGATTGTCTCCCAAGTATTACCCAACCAGCACCATCCCATAAAAGTGTTAAACTTTGCCCAGTTGTATTAAATGCGGCCGTATTCCATGTTCCACTAGTAGTCACTGGCGTTAATGTTCCTGCTGGAGTATTAACTCCATTTTTTACAGAAATATATTTTATGGTTCCAGCATATGTTCCATCAGCCAATGTGTATGCTCTTGTTCCACTAATATCTAAAAAAGATACGGGCATTGAAGGCGATAAAGCACCACTAGAACTTATTGTCTCGCTACCGTAGATAAGTGCGCCGCCTAATACTGCGGCACCAGTTGTATATGAATTACCCGTAATGCTAAAGGTGGTTCCATCGTAGGTAACGTTAGATGTTGCCGATACACCCGACGAGGTTCCATTTGATATAACAATACCGTTTAATGAGGGAGAACTAACACTAAACGGAGCGCTAACACTACCATTTTCAACGGGACCTAAAAAATTGCTCAAATTTGTATTTATAGTCGCTTCTCTATTTATTGTTCTACTCGCAATTCGTCGGTATGAGAAAGGCATTATTTATAACATACTATAATATAATTATTTTATAAATAGTAAGGTATATATACAAATTGTAAAGTATATATACAAATTGTAAAGTATATATACAAATTGTAAAGTATATATACAAATTGTAAAGTATATATACAACTATACCTTTTAAACTTATTAATGATTATGTAAATAACCAACCGTTAAATCGTTTAATAACCGTATTTTAGATGTTGTTGTATTGGCTAATTGTGCTGCAACAATCCCTTCAAATAAGGTAATGCCCTTTAAAAAATCACTTTCACACGTAATATACATTTCCACAATAAGTTGGCGGGTTGAATTAATGAGAGATTTTAATAATCCATCATCTAATTCAGGATTTAATTTTACACTCACGTCGGGCACCTCTTTTATACCGCCAACTTGGGCTTGTGCTTGTGGTGCTTGTGCTTGTGCTTGTGCTTGTGCTTGTGCTTGTGCTTCTGCTTGTGCTTGTGCTTGTGCTTGTGGTGGTGGTGGTGGGTTCTCTATCTCATTTAATCCTTGTAATCCATTATTATTTCTGGTATCCATTATTTGTTTTAGTTTATTTTCTGGTTCATTCATTTTATCAGATTCTTTTCCTTCCTTGACCGTGTCTTCCTTGTCCTTTTCATTACCTTCCTTAACCGTTTCTTCATTGACCTTATTTTCTGTTGGTGTTGGTTTTGGTTTTTTAAAAGTAAATAATTTGTCTAATACTTGTAATAATTTATCTTGATTGGTGTTCATGTGATTTGTCATTTCTTTTACGTGTAATGCATATTCTCTAAATAATTTGTCCTTAAATGTTCCATCATATTTTTCCGTTAAAAGACCATCACCTTTACATTTTTCATTATTATGAAATTCCATTAATGGTATTTGCTCAAATTTAGTTATTGTTTTATTGCCATCATCATCCAGCGCTATATTTTTTCCAGTAAACGTTTTATAAAACGTTTCCAAATCAGTTGCATATGTTGCTTTCATTTCTTTTGACATAGCAGTATAATCACCGCGTTCTTCATCATACTCGTCATAATATAGTTTTAATAATTCAGGTATACCTAATTCAGATCCATTATCAACAAGTGGTATTTCATCCTTTTCAGTTTCTTTATATTTATTAAGTTGGGGTTTATCTTGTTTTTTACTCTCGGTATTATTTTTATCCATTTTTAAATCTAACATATTTGTATCTCCCTCTCTCCCTTTCTCTCCCTCTCTCTCTTTCTCTCCATCCCTATCTCTATCTCTATCGCCATCCCTATCTCCATCCCTATCTCTCTCTCTATCCCTATCTCTATCGCCATCCCTATCTCTATCTCTCTCTCTATCCCTATCTCTATCGCCATCCCTATCTCTATCTCTATCCCTATCCCTATCTCCATCCCTATCTCTATCCCTATCTCTATCCCTATCTCTATCTCTATCCCTATCCCCGTCTCTCTCTCTGCCTCTGTTACGTATATCATCATACGCACCACCTTTATAAGAGTTATTTATACCTATTCTATTATTATTATTGGTTGGTGTATAAAATTTGCGAGTTGTTTTACGGTTTTTATCATAATTTATATTACAAAATCTAGGTTTTAGTGATAATGAAATATTATTTAAATTTGATTTATCATAATCGCTTTCTTGTAATAAACTATTGATACGCTTTGTGCAAAAGTTGTTATGTTCTATTGTAAGTATTTCTTCATCGGTGGCCATAGTTTGTTTACTCATCAAATCATATTTTTGTTTTTTACCTTCCTTATTAACCGAAATAATAACTGGATTTACGGTTTTCATAATAGCTGCAAATAAATGAGCAATCTTTACATAAAATTTAGCAATTTTAACACAATCTGGCGGTGTATTATCGCTCTCATCACCGCCGAGTTGCTTTTGCATGTCAGGCATAGGTCTAGGTTTTTGCATATCAGGCATAGGTCTAGGGTTTTGCATATCAGCTACAGGGTTTTGCATGTCTGTATCCTTGCGATTATTGTTATCATCTTTTAATTCCTCTTTTTTCTCTCCTTCTGCTTCTCCTTCTGCTTCTCCTTCTCCTTCTCCTTCTTCCTCCTTTTTACTTTCATTATTCTTAGTCGGATACATCCGTTGAATCACTTCTTTTTGTTCTAAAGGCAGTAAATTATTATTTATGATTTTAGCAGTTAATATTACCATTTTATCACAGTAACCTTTTTCAGACATTTTATTCATATCCTCAAATGACTGTGATAATATATATTTACTTGCAATATCATCTATTTTATCAGCAAGTTTAGATTTATTTTCACCACTGGAAGATATTGTATTACCCATTGTAATATATAATTATTAATATATAATTATATAATAACGTATATAATTATATAATAACGTATAAAATTGAATATAAAGTATTGCATACTTTTAAGTATTACCCAATTAATGTCAATGGATTCTCCTCAATTGACAGCAGTGTCAGGAACAATAAGTATTAAAACAAATAAAACACAAAAGATAAAAAGTAATGAAAAAAGAGACAAAAAATCATTATGGGATAGTTTTGATGAAAATGAAACAAATTTTAACAGTGAGAAAGAAGATAATCAAACTGTTGTAAAAAACCCAATTGAATGCGTGTTTAGAAAATCAGGGGAACGTGAATTATGTGATTGTTGTGCGTCGCCTCTTGCATTTGCCGATGAAGGGTTTTTGTGTTGCACCAATTCTAAATGTGGTATTATTTATAAAGACGCGATTGACCAAGGGGCTGAATGGCGATTCTATGGAGCGGATGATAATCAATCAGGTGATCCAACCCGTTGCGGAATGCCGATTAATCCTTTACTCAAAGAATCATCGTATGGTTGTAAAGTGCTTTGTCCCTCTAATTCTAGTTATGAAATGCGAAAAATCCGTCGTTATACGGAATGGCAAGGCATGCCTTATGAAGAAAAGGCACGCTATGAAGAATTTCAGCGGATTATTGTTTTAGCAAATCAGGCGGGTATACCTAAAATGATTGTGGATGATGCGATGCGGTATCATGCAAAAATCTCCGAAGTAAAAACATTTCGCGGCGATAATCGCGACGGTATTATTGCAGCTACAATTTATATTGCTTGCCGTAATAACAATTGCCCCCGAACCGCAAAAGAAATTGCGACGATCTTTCATTTAGACAATGCCAGCGCAACACGCGGTTGTAAAAATGCCAGCACCATCTTAAATGAAATTGAAAGCGATATGAATAACAATGAAAAAACATCGCTGTGTAATACCACCCCGCTTTCCTTTATTGATCGTTATTGTAGTAAGTTGAATATCAATGCCGAATTAACCAAAGTATGTAAATTTATTGCCACCCGTATTCAAGCAAAAAATCTGATTCCTGAAAACACCCCCCATTCAATTGCAGCAGGTATTGTGTTCTTTGTTGCACATCAATGTCATTTAAACATTACAAAAAAAAATGTAAATAGTGTGAGTGAAATTAGCGAGGTTACCATTAATAAATGTTATAAAAAATTAGAGACGATGATTGATCAATTAATTCCCAAGCCAATTATGGATAAGTATGTTGTCCGGACATAGCATATCGCACATAGCACATAGCACATAGCACATAGCACATAATCATATTTTGTTAAACAAATATAAATATATTTTTTTATCTCTATTTATATAATCCCATTACAAATGATCTCAATAACAACTCACGTGATGGGCGGCATTGGCAATCAACTGTTTCAAATATTCAATCTGATTAGTTATGCTTTAACACAAAAGGTAAACTTTTTTTTTGAATCCAGACATCCTGACCGAGCAGACCGACCATTTTATTGGGATACTTTTTTTAAAAATTTGACACCATTTTTAGGAGCAGGTCCGCCAATGAATTTACCGCTATATAAAGAACCTGATTTTCATTTTCATCCACTACCTTCATTTGATAAAATTCACCGAATGTTTCGGTTTTATGGCTATTTTCAGTCACATAAATACTTTGAACATCAAAAACATGCTATTTTTAACCTACTTCAATTGGAAGCACAGAGAGAAATCGTGAAATATAAATATGTGTCGGATTTTAGCAACTCAATCGCTCTGCATTTTCGGATTGGCGACTATAAATATGTCCAACACCGAGACCATCATCCGATCATGTCAATCGCCTATTATATTGCGGCCCTGAACTACATTTGTCAACATACCAATAAAAAGGATTGGAATATTATTTACTTTTATGAAGAGCAGGACCGCGAGATGGTGGCACAGAATATTGCGGCCATTGAATGCGAGTTGCCCGAGTTGACCTTTACACCGGTGGATACAACGATTCCCGATTACGAACAAATTTTATTGATGTCACATTGCCAGCACAATATTATTGCAAACAGCACCTTTAGTTGGTGGGGCGCTTATTTTAATCCCGCGCAAACTAAAATCGTGACGTATCCGAACCCGGATAAATGGTTTGGACCTGCCCAAGGCAATAAAAAGATGGATGATTTGTTTCCGAGTAATTGGGTGAAAATAGTGGCATAACTATCGTAAAAGCATAACTATCGTAAAAGCATAACTATCGTATATATTATTTTATATTTAATTTATAAAATAATTAAATTTCCTTTATGTAAATAGCATCACCCCATCCAAATTCTTTATAAATTCTAGCATCACGGCGTATAAATCCAAATTGTTTTAAATAATTATCAATTTCATGTAGGTTAGCACAATCTTTATATACCTCTTCAGTATTTACTTCTGTGTAAATATAATCAATATAATTAAGGTATTTTTCCATACTTTTTAATGCACGCAATTCAACGCCTTGAATATCTAAGTTTAAAAAGTTCAATTCATTTATTGGGATCTTTTCACGTTCAATTAAAGTATCTAATCTAATTGTTTTACATAGTGATTTTGATATATATTGAACATGTGAATGATGTTTTAAATGAGAACCAAATTCTAGAATAGATGAACTTTGCCCATTATTTGCAATATTAAAAAATACTTCTTTATCATTAACATCGTCAATTAACCCATGATAAATGTGCTGGACTCCTTTTTGTTTCATAGTATTTACAATAGTTTCTTGACCTTCTACCCAATGGATCTTATTGCGATTAACCCCAACACTTATATAGTCATTTAATTCTTCACATTCATGCGCACCTATATGTAAAATACCCTTTATTTTCATATTAAACCGTCCGACTAATTCTTGTATTTTAATTAACATTATATAGTGTAAAATGTTAATTATGGTTTAAATTATTATTATGACATAATATATTTTTTTATTGAAAAAGATGAATTATATAAATTCATTTAATTATATAAATTCATTTAATTTTAAATCTTTTTCTGAAATAATTGGAGTTTCTATATTCCAAGAGATATCTAATAAAGGACTAAGAGGATTAAACCCACTTTCACTATCTTTATTATAAACATTATCTGTTTTATAAGAAACTATTGTATTATTTTCAAATATACAATATCCATGCGCATACCCACGAGGAATATAAAGTAAATGTTTATTTTCAGATGATAATTCAAACTCCCATACCTTTCCATATGTTTCTCCAGGTCTTATATCCACTAATACATCTTTAATTTTTCCATTTACAACAGATAATAATTTGGCTTGACTATATTCACCAGTTTGATAATGAAATCCGCGAATTACATTTTTATTAGATATACATGTATTTTCTTGTTTTATTTCAAATTGAATGTTATGGGTTTTTAATAAAGTATCTTTGTAGGATTCATAAAAAAATCCTCTATTATCTTCAAATTGGGTTAAAGATATTAAAATAGGTTCCATTTATTATTTATAATAATAAATATTTAAATAATATTTTATTATAAAAATGTATAATGCTTAAATTAAAAAAATATAAAGAGTATGTTCCAATTGGCTATAATTGTTTTACAGGAATTTTATTGGTAAATTTAGGTCTTAGAAAAAATGCATATCCTTTAGATTGGGTTATATGTAATCCAGAGCAAGTTTTACGATATTTTAAAACAAATTTTGAAAATTATTATTTACCATCGGCTGATTCTAATACAAATTATATGAATCAAGAATTTCCTTGGTTTAAAAATAATCGTTATTCAACACATTATAAAGATGTAAATTACAAATATGATATTTCAAATAATATATCAATTTATGAAGAGAATAAATTATTATTTGAAAAAAGAATAAATAGATTATTAGAATTATTAAAAAATAATGGTCCAATATTATTTGTTTATACGTGTGAATATAGAGTTAATTCTACAAGAACAGATAATTATAGTAAATATATGACCTTTAACGAAGATTATCATTATAATAAAATAGTTGAATTAAATAAGTATATAAAAAGTAATTTTCCATTATTGGATTTTGATATATTAATTATTTATATAAATAAATATGATAATAATCGTGTTTTAGACAAGGATGATGATAATGACAATATAATTAAAATAAATATAAATATTCAGGTAAATGATGATGTTCAAAATAGAAATAATATAACTGAAATACTTAGACCAATATTTAATAACTAAAAAATACAATATTATAATTTAAAAAATTCTTTTACCCAATAAATAATATAATCAATATCTTCATCCAACATATTTAAATGCACTGGTAATGTGATCATTTTTAACCATTCTCTATTAGCAATTGGGAAATCAGAGTCATCTTTAAATTGTGTAAATAAATGTAATGGACGATAATGGACTGATGTATGAATATTTTTATCTTTTAAATAATCAATTAAATTGTCTCTTCTGTTAGGTTCTACCTTTATAACATAGTGTTGAACCGTGTATGAAAATGGAGGTATTTGAATTTCTGATATTTTTGAGAATGCTTCGTTATATTTTTCTTGTATAAATTGTCTTCGTTTTAAGTTTTCATCTAATTTGTTCATCTGAGATAAACCTAATGCAGCAGTCAAATCTATCATATAATATTTATAACCTAATATATCAATGTCGTATTTCCATTTATATACTGAATTAGAACCAGGACTATCTTTTTGATTTGATACTCTATCATAGGTAGATTCTATTCCAAACCAATATAATTTTTTGATTTTTTCCATTATTTCTTTATTATTTGTTGTTATCATTCCACCATCACCAGTAGGCATCGTTTTTACTGCTTGAAATGACCATACCGCAACATCTCCTCTTGACCCTGCGCCTGGAGTATAACACGCATGAGCACAATCTTCTATAATTAATCCATCGTAATTTTTTCTGATTTCATCAATCGGCGCTAGTATTCCGGCCAAATTTACACATATAATTGCCTTTGTATTTTCTGTTATTTTTTGTTTAACATCCTTTGGACATATATTCATATTTATAGGATCTACGTCTGCCAAAATATTTTTACAATTATTCCACATAGGGACTGCGGTTGTTGTAGCAAATGAAATTGTCGGACTAATAATTTCACCATGATTAATATCATATGCTTTTAATATTAAATCTAATCCATGTGTATTACTAGTAACTGCAATTGCATACTTGGTTCCTACCATTTTTGCAAATTTTTCTTCAAACTCTTTAACCTTTGGACCATTAATCCACCAACCACTTTTTATTACATCGCCTACTACTTTTGCATCGTCTTCATCTCCTTTTGGACATAAAACCGGAATTGTGTTTTTTCTTATATCCATTATTTAATTATATTTGTTTGTTTTTAAATATTATAATTAAAATAGTAATTATTATAATACTTAATTATTAGATGGGTTTTGAACATTGTGCCTTTTCTTTTCTTTTTTTAATTACTATAATGTTTTCATAAAATTGTATAAACTGAACCCATTCTTCATTATATGTTTTAGTAACATTAATACCATCGTATGGAGGTATATGACAACTAATTGGGTCTCTAATACACCAAGCATGTTGCATATCAATTATATCTTTAAATTTTTCAATAGTTGCGTTAGAGTTTTTATATCCACCTCCGTAATATTTCCAATAAGATGTATGCGTATCCTCAACAATATAAATTCCAACTTTTGAATTACTTAAAGATGGAAATAATTGCGAATAAGAATAAAAAACATGATTATTATGATGACTTCCATCATCAATTATTATATCAAATTTTACATCTTTTAATAATTGTAAAATAGTATTATCAGTTTGAGAACCAATTATAATTTTTATATTTTCTTCTTCATATTGTTTACATCTTGGCAAAATGTCTAATCCGTATATTGTTGAATTTGGAAAATGTTTTTTTAATGCTCTTACTCCTGACCCATTATCCACACCAATTTCTAATATATTATAGTTTTCATCTTGACTAATGTTATTATTTTTAAAAATTTCATCATAAATAGGAAAATAAACACGATGTTTACTAGATTGTTCTGTGTATGATTGTTCAAATTTTTGTTCCATTTAAATATTATATTATAAAGTAAATCATTTAAATAGTTTACTTTTTAATTATAATATAATGAAACATTTAATATTTGCATCTGCTTCATTTCATATATCTAATTATAATTATTTATTAAGAGAGAATGAGTATTATTATTGTTTAAAACAATTATTGCGTGTTATTCCTTCTAATTTTGAGGTAGTTGTTTGTGATAATTCAATTAAATCAATTGATGAATTACAATCAATTGATTTAAAATCTGAATTACAAAAAGTAAAATTTTTAATTCTCAACCGAAATATTGGAAATAAAAATATAGGAATGGGTGAATTAGATGAACTGATACATGTTTATAATAATATTGATTTTACAAAATATGATAAAATTATTTATTTTACTCTTCGTAAAATTGTTACTAATCCTTATGTATTTGAAAAAGTTAATACTATGAATAAAACTGCTCTCATTTCTAATCCTCCGTTTCTACATATTAAAAATAATTTTACATTTAATTATTCAAACCCAACACCAAATTTATATAATGATATGTTTTTTGCATTATCTAGTCAGTTAATGATTAATTATGTAGAATATTCTAAAGCAAAAATTATTTATAATTTAAATAATGGAATTGGGTCTGAACAAAATTTATTTAAATTTATAAATGAAAATAAAATAGATTATGAATGGCTTGATATACTTGGATTTATACGTATTGATTATAAAGCACAAAATGAAATACAACTGATATAAAAGTATTTATTTCACAATTATTGATTATTTACATTTACACTGTTGACGATTTAATTTCGGATTTTTAAATATTCATTTGTCTAATGGTTTTTACAATATAATTTAAATCTTCTTTGGTTAACCACCAACCAACCGGTATACATACCAATTCTTTTTCAAATAAATCCAAATTAATCAATTCTTCATTAAAATTTCTAACACAACTATTAATATCATTACGATTATGAACCTGACTAGTCATAATACCTGCATATTTCATATTATCCATAAATTCTTGTTTTTTATTATTCAAAACACGAATTGTATAAATCCAATACGCAGAATTACATTTGATGTTATTTTTCATTAATTTAATAAATTTTATATCTTTTAATTCTTCGTTAAAATAATTTGCATTTTCTCTATTTTTTATTAATAATTCAGTAATATGTGGTAAATTATATATACCAATTGTAGCATTTATATCATTCATATGAAATTTATAACCATACTCAATAATATCATTTTCTAGTCGTAAATCTTTGCCTTTATAATTGCGTTTATCACGATCAATACCATACCAACGTAACAGTTTACAACGATCATATAAATATTCATTGGGTAAGGTAATAAACCCACCATCCCCTGTTGTCAAATGTTTTATAGCTTGTAAACTAAAAACACAAATATTTCCGTCACTTGCTTTACCTCCAATTTTATTACCATTATATTCAGCACCAAATGCGTGCGCACAATCTTCTACAATCATGGGCTTAAATCCAAATGTTTTTAAACTATATTCTTGTAATTCTCTTATTCCACATAAATCAACTGGATTACCTCCCCAATGCACTATATAAATGACTTTTGTTCTTTGATTTAATTTTCTTTTCAAGTCATTTAAATCAATATTTGCAGTTTCAATATCTACATCTATCCAACGAATATTCACATTATTTGCTAAAATCGCAGCAGTTGTTGCAAAACAAGTAAGAGCAGGTGTAAGCACAATATCGTTTTGGTCATCAAATCCTGCCCAATTAAACCTTTCATCTTTTTCTTTTAAAAGACGTAATGCTAAAGTTAATCCTGCTGTAGCAGAATTCAATGTAAGAATATAAGGATTATCAATATATTTCTTTAATACAGTTTCAAATATTTCAACTTGTGGTCCTTGTGTTATTTGACCAGACATAAGGACATTATTTATTGGTTTTAAAACATCTTCGCTCATAAAAACCTTAAATAAAGGTATATTCATATTAATTAATATAAAATATAGTATTTAAATAATTATTATAATAATTATTTAAATATATAATATGAAAACATCATATAATAATAAAGATATTGATTATGGAGAGTTAATTGATACGTTGATATTTATACAAAATCCCAAGTCCATATTAGAAATAGGAATATTAGATGGTTATTCATTAAAACATTTTATTGATAATACTGATTCAACAACCATCATCCACGCATATGATATATTTGATAAATTTAATGGAAATCATGCGAATGAATCTGAATTAAAAGAACGATTTAAAAATAATCATAATGTATCAATCAAATATGGTGATTTTTATGAATTACATAAAGATAATGACATTTTATACGATATAATTCATATTGATATAGCTAATAACGGAGATACCTATGAATATGCTATTCAGAATTATTTACCCAAATTGACAAAAACGGGAATCATGATACTAGAAGGAGGTTCATTAGAACGAGACAATGTATATTGGATGATTAAATATAATAAACCGCCAATAAAAAAAATTATAAATTCATATGAAAAAAAATTAAATATAAAAACAATAGGATGCTTGCCATCATTAACAATTATAAAAAAATAATTAAATATTTACATTTTTGTCATTTAAATACTAAATTGAAAATATTATGTTAAACTATATTTTTTCTATTAATCCAACTAGGTAAATCAAACTCTATATTATATTTTTTGTAAATTTTACTTATTTTATTTAAATAATTTGACATTTTTTCTTTAGTTCTATGTTGTTTTAACCCAACACCACCACCCCACCCCCATCTTAAATGAACAAAACTTTCGTTCAACCATAAATCATAATAATGACCATCAATTTGTTTAATTGTTGAACTTTCTTTTTCAAAAGATTCATTATGAAACCCATGAAATATTCCTATTTGTTTTATAATATAATTTTTATTTTTATTCCAAAAAATACTTATATTTGCACCCATATCTTTACCTGGTCCAGAAAAACCAAAATCTAATTCTTTAAAATTATAAACTGTTTTTAAATTAATAAAAAAAACAGATGGTTGTGGCCATATTCCGGATGAAGTTTGAACGATTGGGCAAGCAAAATCTATATTATATAGTTCTATATTAAAATCAGTTGGTTTAACCAAAAATAAATCTGCATCATATAAACATAAAAAATCAAAATTATTATATTCTGGATAAATGGTATCTATATTTCTTATAAACCAATTACAAAGTTCTGCGTGTCTTAAACTTCCATGATTTGGTCTATCTTTAATATGTATTCCTTGCGGAATTTTTATATGAAATAAATTATTTTTAATACTTTCTAATAAAATTTCTTTATAACAATTAGTTTCTTCACTCAATATAGAAATCAAATTTAAATAATCTTCTTCCCCATTATTAATATCAAATGCATCATTTAATACTAAAAATGTATACTCGCAATTTAAAATATTTTTTTTTAATTGATCTATTATGGTTTTCATAAAATGAGCATTATTAATAAAAGGACACATAAATAACAGTTTCATTCTATATATAAATATTTAAAGATATATTTATATATATATATAAATATATATAGAATGTCTATATCACATATCATAAATGAAATAAAAACCCATTTTAATGGAAAACAAATAATTGTTGCAGAATTAGGAATTTTATATGGTGAAAGTATACCTTTATTATTAAATAATCTTAATATTCATGAATATAATGGTATTGATGCATTTATAAATTATGAATCAAATAAAGATGGATCGTATGAATTAATGAAAAACCATGGTAATGATATTTATAATACTATTAAGAATAGATATTTACATGATAAGCGTGTAAATATTGTGAAAGGATTTACAAATGAAGTGGTTCATAAATTTAATGATGATTATTTTGATTTGGTATTTATAGATGCAGGTCACGAATATGAACAAGTATCAAGTGATATTGAACTTTGGAGTAAAAAGGTAAAAAAAAATGGTATTTTATGTGGAGATGATTACTTTTATCCTCCTGTAAAAAGGGCAGTTCATGAATTTATTGAAAAAAATAATTATAAATTATTCAATAGTATAAATAAAAACCCTGATGTAAATCATAATTATCCGTGGTCTTGGTATGTATTTATTTAATCAAATTATATCATTATAAGAAAAAATATTTCCATATTCTTTTTTTACTTCATTGATTGTTTCTTTTGTATCGTAAATAGTCACTTTTTTACCTTTATCAACTAAATATTTTGCAATTTTTAATTTTGCACTTTCTTCAATTAAAGGTATTTTACTTTTTTCTTTATAACATACATTTTCAATAATATATTCATCTTTTTTTTCAGCCAATAATTGGTTTGCCTGAAAAATAATATGTTCATCATTATATAGTGTAGTTGCTTTTAACAAATCACTATTTATGTTTGTTTGATCTACGAATTGTTTTAATGCTCTAGTATCTCTTGGAAAACAAGGACCACCAAATGAATATCCTGGTTTAAAATATTTATTGCCAATTCTGGAATCAGAACCGATTGAATCCAATACTGAATTTTTATCTGCACCAACTGAATCACATACATCCGAAATCATATTTGCAAAGGATAGTTTTGTTGTAATAAACCCATTAAGAGAAATTTTAACGATTTCTGCTTCTAATGGTCTTAAAACACAGTATTTTGGTTTAGTTAATATGAAAGAATCATATAGTTCTTTTAATCTATGGTGTAATTCTTTTGAGTCAGAACCGATTAATATTATATCAGGATTTAAAAATCCATTTACGATTTCACCTTGTGCAACAAATTCAGGATTGTAATTTAGTGTAGTGTTTTCGCAATCCTGGAGTAAATATTTTCCAATTGTATTAATATAGTTTGGCATAACAGTGCAACCAATAATAATATGTTTATTTTTTACTTTATAACTATTTATTTTTGTTAAAAGGTTTGATAAAATAGAATGATCATAAAATTTATCTCCACCAGAATTAGGTGTTTGAACTACAATAAAAATAATATCTGAAAATTCTAAACCTTCTTCTATTTTGGTTGTTGCACAAAATTTTTTACTATTATTTAACAACTCTTCGTATAGTGGTTCTTTTGTTTTATATGATTTACTATTTAAACAATTTACGTAATCTGGAAAAATATCTACACCACATACATTATACCCTCCTTTTTCAATAAGAAGAGAAAGACCTAATCCTAGTTTACCAATACCAATAACTGAAATATTTTTATCCATAATATTAATAAAAATATTTTTTATTTATTTATTACAACGAATACATAAATGCCATCCTAAATTTTTTTCTAAACATTTAAATAATTCTTCTGACATACATTCAAAATATTCTTCTTTTATATATTTATATTCTTTATATTCATCTATTTTATATGGAAAAATATGTGTTTGTAATATATTAATATTTTTAAAATCTTTTAATAAATCATATATTTCTTTGTTGGTAAATGTATCAGCAATAGGAACACCAGATTGTGCTTCATATTGGTCTAAACCATCATTTATTTTAAACATTTTTAATGAGTTTTTGGCGTATAACATGAGTTTAAATTCACCTCCTTCTTCTAACATGTTATATATGTTATCAATTGCTTTTTTAATATTAGGTGTATGATGAAGAACACCAAAACTATATATTAAGTTAAATTTTTCTTCAGTTGAATATTCTTCAATATTTTCTACAATAAATTCACCTTTTAAATTAAACACATTTTGACGTTTTTTTGCAATATCTATACTTTTTTCAGAAATATCAATTCCTTTATATATGGCTCCATTTTCTATAAACGTTTGGCCTGCAGTTCCTATTCCACAACCAACCTCTAAAACTCTTTTATCCTTATATATTTCAAAACTTGCAAATTGTAATATATGTGGTTCAACTAAATATTTTCTTTTACTTACTTCTTCAAAATATTCTTTTGAACCAATTTCCTTATCAGAATGTTTAATATTGCACGGCCTAGTATTCCAATAATCTTTTACTTCGGAAATTAATGACATTTAGTTTATAAATTATTATCTATAGTGTCTTTATATAATTATATCATCATATAATAATTACCTATATCAAATTTTACATTTGAAGTTGCAGAAGTATTAATACTATTTTTAAATTTTGAGTAAGGTATTATTCTAAAATCTAAACTTACTCTGGTTTGTTCTGTATTATTTATTTTATTGTAATGTTTACATTTGTTTAAATATCCCATAAAAAAGTTATTTTTCTTTAAATTCATACATGAATAATTATATACATCCATATTAGAGTTAGGATATTCTTCATAGTAAATACTATTACTATCAAACATGTCAGTAATTGGTAAAACTATATTTATTTCTTCTTCTGGATGCCCAAATTCCCCATCATAATGCAACCCTATAATATCATCATATTTATCAGTAGCTCGTTTTCCTATGTTTGAACATCCAGGTAAATGAAAACGTATATTAGGCGTTTTTTGAATAACTAATTTATCTTCTAGAGGAAAAAGCGGTTTTATAACATTTTTAATAAAATGTATATATTCATATAAAAATGTATAATCTGTATCAATAAAATTATAAAAATCATTTACAAATACTGAATTTCTATCTGTTTTACCAAAAATCGGTATTTCTTTGTAATAGTTTTTATTTTCAAAAGTTAACTCATTACTAATTAAAAGAGTATGAATGTTTTCTAAATCTAAAAAATTTGTATATTTTATTTTGTAATGTTCTGTCAAATAACTATAAAAATTATAATTATAATTATTATATTCTATTATTAAATTATCATACATATATTGTTATTTAAATATATTGTTATTTAAATTATTGTTATTTAAAATTATTGTTATTTAAAATTATTGTTATTTAAAATTATTGTTATTTAAAATTATTTTAATGTGATCTTCTTCATTATTTTTATCAACAAATCTTATAACCAAACTATATGTATTCAACTGTTTATATTCTTTAAATTCATCCTATAAATATGTTAACAATAATAAAATACATTTTTTTACAAAAACTATTCATAAAATTTATAAATTTGCTCCATAATACAATATCGTCTTTTTTTGATATGAATACACTCGTAAAGTTATAATAGGTTTCATTATTATATTAATGTGTTTATAATATAAATATACTATATATTTATATTATAATGTATAATGGACAAGCAGAACAAGATAAGTTTGTTAATAATATATTGAAACAAAAAAAAAATGGGTTTTTTGTAGAAATAGGTTCACATCACCCAATAAAGACAAATAATACATATTTACTAGAATCACAATATAATTATAAAGGTATAATGATAGAACAAGATCATTCTTTTTTACCATTATATAAAACACATCGCAATAATAGTATTCATATAATTCATGATGCAACAAAAATTGATTATAATAAACTTTTTACATTTTATAATGTGCCATTAGAAATTGATTATTTACAAGTAGATTTAGAGGTAGATAATGGATCAACAATAGTAACTCTTTTAAAATTAGACCAAGAAATTTTTGATAAATATAAATTTGCAACAATTACATTTGAACATGATATATATCATAGTAATTTTAGAGAGACAAGAAAGGTATCAAGAGAAATTTTAAAAAAAAGAGGTTATTTTTGTGTGTTTGAAGATATATTCAATTTAGGAGGTATTGGACCTTGTCCATATGAAGATTGGTATGTTCATCCAGATTTAGTAGATATGGAATATGTCATAAAATTAAAAGAATACAATGAGAAATTCTATATAAATCATAAAATTACAGGAAAAACAATTAATTGGAATAGTATTGAGTATAATTTTTAAATTTATATTAATTTATATTAATTAAATGCCAATAAGTTTTGTTTTAAAAGGAAGATTAGGAAATCAACTTTTTCAATATGCAACAATGAGAAATATAGCATTAAAAAATGGATATGAATGTTATACAGATTTTAATACAAGTTGGCACGGACAAACAAACTTATTACAAAAATTTAATATAAAAAGTTGTCCCCATTTTAATCAAAAATATAGTTATGATCAACCAAATGATTCATTCTTTTTTGATAATAATATATTTAATATTAAGGATAATACAATTATTAATGGTCATTTTTGTAATGAAAATTATTTTAACGAAAATGAAGAAATTATTAAAAATGAATTAACTATTAAGAATAATGATATAATTAATTATACTAATACAATTATTAATTCTTTAAATCAAGGAGAAACAAAAATAATTGGTATTCATTTTAGAAGGGGTGATTTAATTTCACAAATAAATATGGACGTTACTATTTTTAATAAATTAGTTGAAGAATTTGCAAATGTTTCATTAAAAAATATAATTAAAAATGAAACCAACTTTAAAATAATAATTTTTACAGGAGGTTTTAGGATGAATAATGATTTTACTACTACAAAAAATACACATCAGAACGATATAGTATGGATAAATAATTTTATATCAAACCATGAATTAAAAAATAAGATGATAATATCACCGGGTAGTTATAAAAATAACGAATTAATTGATTATGACCTTTTTTCAAAATGTGATTATAATATTATAACTTATCCATCATCATTTGCATGGATGGCTGCTTATGTAAATAAAAAAAATGATAAAAGAACATACTATAATATTGATTTTGGTAACAAAGAACATTTATTTTTCCCTGCGAAAAAATTTATAATTGATACAAAATATTAGATTCAAACTATTAGATGGTGTTTTTGTATCATACAAAAATCTATAGTATAAAATATATTATAGATTTTTATATACACTATTAATTTAAAACGATAATTAAACATATTTTAATTTTACATCTTTATTTTTATCATAATTCAACAAATCTAATGAATTATAATTATAATTTTTTAAACGATAATTTATCCAATTATTCGCATAAGGTCTATCCGTATCAATTAATCCTGCCAATCCATCAATACCTGCTCCAACGTCTAGATAAATTGCATTTTTTATTTTTGGTAAGTGATGGATTAAACCCGATTTAACATGACCTACTCCATATAAATAAACAAATGTAGCTTTGTTTGCTTTTTCTAATTGTTCTTTAACCATATTTATAGTTCCAGATAAATCGTCACATGCAAATCGTTGCGGTATTTTTATATAATCATTAAACCTATCTAGCCCGACATATTCTTGATATTCTTTATGATTCATTAATTCTTTTATTATATCCAACTTTTCACATGCGCCAATTAACCCGATTCTACCCTTAAATGTTTTAAAAAACCATTTATTCATTATTAATCCATACAAAAATTCGGTAGCAATCGTTTTTTGCCCCGGATATAATTCATTTAATTTTTCAGGCATACCCCTTTCTAAATATTCAACACAATGATAATCTGCTTTCAGCCATCCTTCTCTATAAGGAGTTATATCAAACTTATCATAAGGAATAGATAATGCCCTTTTTCCTGGTGTTGCACTACCAATTGCAATTTTTTTTAAAAAAAAATAATCTCCATCCCCGAAATGAATAAAAGATGCTCCTTTTTTTTCATTTTCAAGTAGAATTAATAGATTTTTAAAATTTTCTAAATCTTTTTGAAATGTATAATATAGTGGTAATTTATTAATTTCCTTATGTTTTATATCTGATGTTCCCTCAATCATATAATTAATACTCATTATATGATAATAATATACTTTTATACTTTTATATTTAAGTTATTAAACCAACTATACATATTTTTTATACCTTGTAATAAATTAACACTAGGTATATATTTTAATTCATTTTTTGCCTTATCAATATTTGCATATGTTATTGGAACATCGCCGGTTGGAATATTATCATACATAATGATTGCCTTTTTTTCTATTACTTCTTCGCATATTTCAATAAGTTTTATTAGGCTAATCGGATTATTATTGCCAATATTATATAGTTTATGTTCTCCCGAGTTTAGATTTAAAAACATACAATTATAAATTCCATTTACAATATCTGTTACATATGTAAAATCTCTTTGCATAGATCCATCACCATAAATTGTAATTGGTTCACCAAATTTAATTTTTTTTATAAAATTAAAAATTGCCATATCTGGTCTTCCTCCAGGTCCATATACAGTAAAAAATCTTAATCCAATTGCTGAAATTTTATTTGTCTTACAAAAAAGTTCAACTAATTCTTCACACATTTTTTTTGATAGTGCATAAGGACTAATAATATTATCTAAACTATCGGTTTCTTTAAATGGAACATTTTTATTTATACCATAAACACTACTACTACTTGCATAAATTAGTAATGGGGTTTTTTTACATTTTGATATTTCTTTTAGAATCTTACAAGTGCATTCAACATTATTTCGTATATACATATCAGGATTTTCAATTGATTTCCTTACATTAGCATATGCGGCTAAATGAATTACAATATCTGGATTATTATTTAATATATAATTATTATTTAATATATCATCTTCTATTTCTATATAATTTTTATATTTTTTTAATAAATCTGAATTAAGTTTCTTATATGATTTATTATAAATATAAGAATTATAATTATCTATTCCAATAACATTATATCCTTCTAATAATAGTTTTTCACTTAAATGAAATCCTATAAATCCACAAGATCCGGTTACTATTATTTTCATTTTAATTTATATAGTTATTAATATTTAAATTATTTATTAACTATTGATTAAGTATTTATTCTTCCAACCATTTTTTGTTTTGTAATGTCCATTCTACCGTTTTACGCAATGATTCTTCAAAATTTAAAGGTAATTTAAAACCCATAGTAAATAATTTCGTTCCATCTAATCCATAACGTAAATCGTGTCCTGGTCTATTGCTATGGAAATCAACCATTTCATAATCTAATTCTTTATTTGTAAATTTCGCAATATATTGGGCCATTTCAAGATTACTTACTTCTTTTTCACCAGAAATATTATATTTTTCCCCAATTTGTCCATTTTTTATTAAAAATAATACTGCTGCTGCTATGTTTCGCGCATGAATATAAAATCGTGTTCCTGCAACTTGTTTATCCGGATAACTATGTATGTATATTTTTTCATTATTTAATAATTTTTTAATACATAATGGAATGAATTTTTCAACATGTTGTGTTTCACCAAATGCATTCATTACATTTACTATCATTAAGGGAACCTTATATGTATTTTCATAAGCAATACATATTTGTTCTGCTGCTGATTTTGACGCCGAATAAGGATTTGTCGGTTTATGTCTGTCCCACTCTTTATATAGTGTATCACCTAGCGCTGGTCCAAAAACCTCATCTGTGCTAAAATAAAAAAATATTTTTAATTTAGGTAAATGATTACGAGTATATTCTAATAAATTATATGTGCTTTGAATATTATTATCCAAAAATAATTTTGGGTTTTTAATACTATTATCTACATGTGTTTCGGCCGCCATATGAACAATATAATCAACTTCTCCTATTTCTTTAATTAATCCATCAGATAATGGTAATATTAAGTCACACGTATAAATTTTTATACGGGGACTATCTAAAATCGTAACTTTTGCTTTATCGTCAATTAATTCTCTTAATCGTTCAAACCCATTTGAGGCATAACTTAACTTGTCAATTATTATTATATCCCAATTTGTATTTTTATAAATATGTTCAACAAAATGATGTCCAATAAATCCACAGCCACCTGTTATCAATATTTTCATTTATTATATAATTATACTATTATTGGTTTTATATAATAATAATAAGTATATTGTATTTTTAATTTATAACTAAAACTTTATTAACTCCATAAATCTCTCTGCGCATTTGCTTGTAGAAAGATTATCCAAAATATATTGACGCGGGTTGTATTGATTATTTTCTAATTTAACTTGGAATGATTGAAATGCATCTACTAGATCAGACACTTTATGAAAATATTCACCACAACGTTCATCCCAATAAGGTATAGTTGTGCAGGGAATTACATTATAGTTTGATTGGTATTCTTGATTCATTGTTTGAGCACTCCAAACAAGAAGCGGAACATTACACGATAATGCTTCTTCAATTGCAAATCCTTGACTTTCGTGTGCATCTAATATTATTCCATATTTACTTTGTTGCAAATAATGTAAATATTCTTCTTCATTGTATTTTTTTACATAATCAAATATTCTATATTTTATATTTTTTTCTTGTAAAAATAATTCAATTATTTTTAATTCTTCTGGTTTTCTTCTCTTATAATATAAAAAAACTTCTTTTTTTTCAGTATTAGAAATTTCTGGTAATTTTGGAGAAAATTTGGTTGTATCAACTGGAAAGGGTAATGTTTTTATTGATATATATTTTTCAGCTCTCATATTTTTCCACACGTTAGATGCCCATTCACTTGGTTGAATATAAATGCCATTATTGTGTATATTATTAATTTGTAATAATTTATTATCAGGGAATACCGAAAAATGTGGACCAAATATAAATTTTTTATTAGGATAAAGTGTTGTATTTATTGGGTGTGATGGACTATAAATTATATTAAATTGGTTTATATCATGCATATGTCCAAATGTATAAGGTATTTTTAAATATTCTAATATATTTATTAACCCAATTTTATTTTTATCATGAATGCCTCCTATAATTAATATCATTTATATTCTATTATAAAACACATTTATATTAATTATATTTTAATTATATTTTATTCATAAAACTATTTAATAATAAAATACGGTTAATTTATTATTATATGTTAGTCACATTTGCAACATGTTGGTATGCCTTAAATTCAAAATTTCCAGTAAATACTTATCTTCAATGGATGAAATATCTACTAGAATCAGTAAACCATTATTATTTGGTTATTTTTACAGATGTTGCTGGTGAAAAAATGTTGAGAGAATATTTCGCACCTCATTATTTTGAAACTACAACTATTAAAATTGTCGTCAAACCAATTGAACAATGGTATAACTATAACTATAAATCAAAATGGATTGAAAATCATACAAAAAATAATTTATTAAATGGTTCTATTAAAATAAATACTGAATGGAAATTAAATATGCTTTGGTCTGAAAAAGTCCATTTTGTAAATGATGCACGTTTAAACAGGTATTTTCCTGAAACCGAGTTTTATGGTTGGTGTGATATCGGTTATTTTCGTGAGGGTAAATCTGACACGTTTGTATCACGTCAAAAAATAAATTCATTAAATAAAAACAAAGTTTATTACGCGCGGGTATGCGATTTAACTACATTGAATAATTTAAAAACGATGATTCAAGATAAAAATGATAGAGGATTACCAAAAATACCAATTCCACCGGATCAAACATCTATTGCTGGTGGTTTTTTTATAGCATATCATTCAAAAATTGATAGTTGGGTAAAAATGTATGATGAAAAATTAAAATTATATTTTAAAAATAACTATCTTGTAAAGGATGACCAAATTATTATAATTGATTGTATTTTATCCCATCCGGAGAGATTTCAATTAATTGATGAAGACACCGTTGATCCTCATCATAAATTTAATCATTGGTTTCAATTCCGACGGTTTTTAAGTTAATATGAAATTTATTATTTAAATATTACTTTACTTTATTTAAATATAACAATAATTATAATTCTATAATGTCCACTTCTACTTCTATAATGAATACAGAACATCATATCAGCATTTTAATGCCAGTGTATAATGGAATTGAATTTATAGAAGAATCCGTATCTTCCGTTATAAATCAAACCGCACAAAACTGGGAATTATTAATTGGAATTAATGGACATCCACCAAATTCTGACGTATTTCAACTCGCACAAAACTACATATCTACATTACACGATAAACGTATAAAAGTCATTGATTTTCATGAATGTAAGGGAAAACCAACGACTCTGAATAAAATGATTCTATATTGCAATCCGAAATTTAACTATGTTGCTATTCTTGACGTGGATGATATTTGGTTCCCACAAAAACTTGAATTACAAAATCCATATCTTCTACAAAACTATGATGTTATTGGTGCACGGTGTGTTTATTTCGGTGATAGGAATAATATTATACCTAATACTCCGTATGGCGACATTAGCAACTTTGATTTTTTATCGGTAAATCCAGTTATTAATAGCAGTTCTATTATTTTAAAATCAGTGGCATATTGGAATGATATTGTAGGTGTTGAAGATTATGATTTATGGTTACGACTATGGAAAGAAAAAAAACGTTTTTATGTTTGTGAAAACGTTTTAGTGAAGCATCGTATTCATCAAAGTTCGGCCTTTAATGCAAAAGGCAATCATAACACTGCTGATATTTTGAAAAAGAAATATATGTAAATGAGTATAATAGTATCATTGACTAGGTTAGTGTCATCGTGTCATCGTGTCATCATTTGCTTTTATTTCATCATAAACGGAAACGTTCGCTGTTGTTGTTGTTGCTGTTGCTCTAACTGTTTCATATACTGTTCATGCTGCCTCCACAAAAGTTCCTTTTTATCCAAATCGGTCATTAGATAAGAATAATTCGTTACACGTCTTTCTATATCACTATAATCCTCGCGTTGAATAACCGTGAGTGGCGTAATTAAATACCATTTGTCTTTTGATTGAAGAGAGAACCAATATATATCAATTGCATAACTACGATGTTGTTCCGGTGAACGCATTAATTTTTCCAATCCTTCTTTATAATTGGCCAACAGTGTATCGTAATAATGCCCATTTACCATATAACACGTCGTTGTTTGACAGCGGGTCACGGACACACAGGTCTCATCGATCTGTTTATAGGGCGGCACATTATTTCCAGCAAATAAAACCACATCCCAATCCTGATGCTTTGATAAAAAGGTGTTTAATTGGTTTTGGAATAATTCTACATTTGTAAACATGGTGTCATCTTCACAAATAACCACATGCGAATAGTTACGCTGTTTTGCCAATTCAATGCATTTAATATGACTTAACGTGCACCCCACACGTCCGTTTTCCGTTTTTACTGCATTAAATCTCTCTACATTTGTAAATCCAATCTGTTTTAATTGTGTTTCAATATGCTCTTTTCGGTCAGTGCGGTGTGCTAGATTAATATACACTACATTCGTAATATCATTAATGTTGCTTATGTTGCTTTTATTGCTTTGTGCTTGTGCTTGTGCCATTATGATTCTATAGTAATAATCATTTACTATAGAATATGTTTAAATAAGTATAATAATAATAATTTAAATATTTTACATTATAGTAATGTAATGAGATGTCGTTTGCCTCCTTTTTAACCGAATTTACCAAAAAACTTGATCAGTATGAAACATGTGATTGGAAGACAAGTGCTCATGTTCATTCTAATCTATGGGCCGATGTTTCGCGGATAAGAAGAGAGATTGCGGTGGATAATACTAATAAGAATGCACTACATTTACAACTTTTTTCCGATTGGAAATATAAAAATTCATTTGAATTAACCGAAAAAAATCATGAAGACCACCAACAACTGTTTACCTATTTGCCGTGGGAACAGAGTTTTGTCTTGGGGTTGCTGTATTTTACATATCATTAAAAATCATCGTTTGCCCCCGTGCCGTCGTCATTATCGCCAAAATCAAAAATATCATCCGTCTGGGTCTTTGTCGCCAATGCATATTCGCCTACTCTTTTTTCAAAGAAATTTGTTTTCCCTTCAATTGAAATAAGTTCCATAAAGTCAAACGGATTCACCGCATCATAAATGGTCTCATAGCCCAATTGAACCACCAGACGGTCCGCCACAAATTCAATGTAGCGCGACATTTGCACCGAGTTCATGCCAATCAAACGGCACGGCAAGGCTTCACAAATAAATTCTTGCTCTATTTTCACCGCATCCATGATAATCGCACGCACAGTTTTGGGTGATAATTTATTCACCAGTTTCGTATAGAGCAGAATCGCAAACTCGGTATGCAGTGCTTCATCGCGCGAAATCAATTCATTACTAAAGGTTAAACCGGGCATTAAGCCACGCTTCTTTAACCAGAAAATCGCGCAAAAGGCTCCTGAAAAGAAAATGCCTTCCACACAAGCAAAGGCGAGCAGCCGTGCCGCAAACGAATCTTCTTCCGAATGAATCCAGCGTTGAGTCCAGTCCGCCTTTTTGCGAATACACGGATAATTATCTAATGCTTTAAACAGGTGTTGCTTTTCTTGTTTATCTTTAATGTAGGTGTCAATCAATAGCGAATACATTTCCGAATGAATGTTTTCCATTGCAATTTGAAACCCATAAAATGCGCGTGCTTCGGATAACTGCACGTCGCCCATAAACCGGGCTGCCAAATTTTCCAAGACAATTCCGTCGGAGGCCGCAAAAAAAGCAATAATCGCTTTAATAAAATTCTTTTCCTCGTGTGAAAGTGTGTCCCAGCTGGCCAAATCTTTAGACAAATCCACTTCTTCTACCCGCCAAAAACACTCAACTTGCTTTTTATACATTGCCCAAATAGATTCATCTTGAATTGGAAACATTACAAACCGCTCTTCAGTCTCCGTAAGCAAAGGTTCTGTCATTTTTTGTGCTTGTGCTTGCGATTGCAAATGTTTGTTTTCCATGCCTAAATAATATAATACAATATATTTAATATTTTTGTATTATATATATATTATTACTAGATGACTGATTATCAAATAGAAAATATTACCTACAGTGATCATATACAAAGTGATGATAGAAGTAGTGGCGCCAATATTGCAAAAAATGATAAAAAGAGAAGGAATTTAGATAAAGAGTTGGAATTGAAAAAAAAGCAATTAAGGGATGATTATCGGATGATTTTGAAAAATGTCAAACAAAATCCATATTTAAAGGTTGCCATTCAAGAGTATGAAACTTTTTTTGAAAATGAAAGAAAAAAGAACCAGCAGAAGGTGGATGCTTTATCCAAATTATTGAAACTAACCAAGGATGAGATAGATAAATTTGATATACTAAGAGAGATTAAACGATTAAACAAAACTAAATAATCACTAATATTATATAAAAAGAGTAGTATTAATGAATATAAATAATTCACGTTTAATTGATGTATTTCTCTCTGGTCCACTACAAATACTTGTTTCAAGTTATATAGCACGTCCGTCTATACTGCGTTACTACATGTTATTAACGGGTATATTAAATATACTATACAACGGGCATAGCTTTTTATTCTTTAATTCTACCATAAAACAACCATTACCCTTATTCAAACCATTTATTCATTTAAAAAATGGAAAAACACAGTTACACCGATTCTATAATTTGATGATTATGTATCCCACGTTTATAGTTGTGTTATTAACGATTGATATGCCACTGGTGGTGAAGGTGTTGTTTTTTATTGATATTATTATTGGATTTTCCTATAATTTATATTATTATCTAAGTATATATAAGAGTTTATAAATGTCTTTTATTCAAAGCATTCGTCGCGTGTTATACAACTATGGGACCAGTTCTGTTCCAAGTTATCAAACGTGCCCTTGCAATAAAACATTAAAAAATATAAAAAACAACACTTTGGTGAATGGCCATACGCGCCGCAAACGTAATCGTCGCAGAACTACGCGCAGAACTACGCGCAGAACTACGCGCGGACGCAATAAGCGCAATCGCCAATAATCTATATATAATTAATAATCCATAGAATTAATAATCTATATAATTAATAATCTATATATAATTTTATCTATTACAATTATATATATAACTATGAAAAAGCGTAGTTCGTCTAAGAAACCTGAAATGAGCATGAACTACTTATTAAAGAGTCGCAATGTCCTGTATGTTGTATTGTTTTTGTCGGTTGCCAATTTATTTAGTTATTTAATGATGAAACAATTAGATGCTGTTGCGTTTTTTATTATTATTGGGTTTTTAACAACCTACTTTAGTAAAAACATGATTATTATTATGCTAACGTCCGTTGTCAGCACTTTCGTTTTAGTTCAACTCAACATGCTTGGAAAGGTGCAAGAAGGGATGGAAGGGAAAGAAGGCGCCGAAAATAATAATGCAGAGGGAGACAAGATAGAGGAAGAAAAGAAAGAAGAAGAAACAAAAGAAATTTCACCTCAAATTCCTATTACCGATAAAGATCGTGAAGATATAACTAAGGCAAAAGAACCAGTAAAAGCGGGGTTACCCAAAGATAGAATGTCATCGCAATCTAAAACGCAAACGGACGGATTTGCGCAAAAATTAAGTCCGGCCAAATACAATCAAAGTGATGATGATACGACACCTAATAAAAAACCCAATTTTGATTATGCCGATACTGTTGAATCGGCCTATGATAATTTAGACAAGTTGTTATCATCCGATGCGATTAAACATATGGCCGATGATACTGGACGTCTAGCTGAAAAACAACAACAATTAATGGGCCATATGAATAAAATTGGTCCTATGGTAGAAAAAGCCGCCGGATTAATGGAGAAATTTGATTTCTCTAAAATTGGCGGACTTACTGACATGCTAAAAGGAAGTATGGCGAATGTTGAACAAAAAGCAGAGGCGTTTTCACAGTCGCTTGGTAAAAAAAAATAAATACTATATAACTCAATACTATATATATAACTCAATACTATATATATATTTTTAATCTCATAAAATTATATATACATCATCTCTTTACAATGCCAAAACGCTGTCCGCCTGGTGTAATTTGTTTTGAAAATGCAACGATACTATTTATTTGTGTTGTGATTGCAATTGTAGGGCTATGGGTTTATATTAGAAGCGACCGTGTGTTTTCTTCGCAAATGCAACAACGACCAACGGCGATCAATATTCATCATAATAGTGGCGGTGGCGGTGGTGGTGGCAGTGGCGGTCGCGGGAATGATGTCTTTTTAGATATTTATAAAGCGCCTTTACGCGATGACCGTTGTTCGCTCGGCAATGGTAGCGACATTCGGGTAGCACCTTCTACGATTGATTCGGTTTCCACTGCGATAAACGTTTCTACCCAAGGCTGCGGCGATGCCCCCTACCGCCAAGTCGGTATTTTAACGCGCTTAAACGGCAGTGATGAAACGATTCTGCCTTTAATGGGACGTCCGTTATTTACAAGGAGAGACAAATGGAACTTTTATACCTTAAATGATAGAAACAATATGATTAAATTGCCGGTTACCGTCAAAGGCCGCAGTGGAACAGATGAATACGGCTGTGATAATGTCTATACCGGCGATACTGTTTATGTGGATGGGTATAATGGCGCTTTTAAAGTGACGGCCTACGATAACCAAGTCATGCGTTATTTGCCAGGATTATAGGAATATATTTAGAGAAGTAGGCATATATTTTTGCTCATTGTATATTAGTAGAGTATTTTGTAAATGGCCGAAATGGGAAATGACAATGGTATAGATTATATAGAGAGCGATGAACGCGTGGAGATTGACCCACGAGATGTAAGAAAAATAAACGAACCGATTTGTTTAATTAAATTAACAAATGGCAATTATAAACAACCTACAAAAAGGGAAATAAAACTATTAGAAAAAATGGGAATCAGTAATCCATGTCTAGGGAAATCAAAATCAAGTGGCAAACCCCAAACAACCAAGAAGGTGGCGGCATCAAAAGCAAAGGGAGCTTCATCAAATGTTACCAAAAAAGTGGCTCCGGCGGTGGCAACAAGCAAACCTGCGGTGCCAACAAGCAAACCTGCGGCTCCAAAGGTTAATGTAAGTGATTTAACAAAGGAACTTGAAAATATAGAATTAGAACAACAAAAGTTAGAAGCTGAAAGAATAGCAGCAGAAGAGGCAAGAATCGCCGCAGCTGCAGAAGAAGAGAGAGCAACATTAGAAAGCAATAAAAAATTAGAAGAAATAAGGGCAAGTATGGTAAAAGCGACAGAAGAAAATAATGAAGAGGCGGAAAGAGCAGCAAAAGCAGCAGAAGAAGAAGCGAAAAGAGCAGCAGCAGAAGCAGAAGCGGTAAGAGTAGCAGCAGAAGCAGAAGCGGTAAGAGTAGCAGAAGTTCAAAGAGCAAAAACAAAGGAAGTTAATAAAAAATTTCAAATGTTTGTAAAAAATGTAATGAGTAAAGTAAAAGAAGAAGCAGCAGCAGCAGTAGTATTAGCAGCAGCAGAAAGAGCAGCAAAAGAAGCGGCGGAAAAAGCAGCAGCAGTATTAGCAGAAGCAGAAGCAGACGCGGAAAGAGCAGCAGCAGCAGCAGAGGCGGCAAGAGTAAAAGCAGCACAAGATCTAGCAGATCAAAAAGCAGCAGAGGCGGCTAGAGTAGCAAGAGAAGAAGCGGCAAGATTACAAGCAGAACAAGACGCGGCACAAGCCGCAGAACTAGCCGCTGCAGAAGCCGCAAAAGTGGCAGCACAAGAACAAGCGGAAGCACAAGCACAAAAAGAGGCATTACAAAAACTACAAGAACAAGCGGAAGCAGCACAAGCGGCAGCACAAGCACAAGTAGAAGCAGCAGCTGCAGAAGCAAAATTAAGAGCTGACCCAACTCAACGTATTGGAATTGGCGAGTGGGCAAAAAAAAATCAAATTGAGGAAAACACTTGGAAACAGCGATTTCAAATATTACAAGATAACCCAAAGTATGGGTCTAATATACGTGTAATCCCAAATACCAAACAAAAAGTAAACAACTATTTATCAACGATTGTTAAGATTTTTTTTGAAGAAAAGGATCGTATAATTTCCAAATATAAAACAAACATATTAGATAGACTTTTAGAAGAGCCAATCACATCTATTGCGAATGATAATGACAATAAGATAGGAACAAATTTTGAGGTTAGTTATAATAGTAAAGTTAGGCAAGTCACTTATGATAAAGATAGTAAAACATTTTCATTTACAGAACCACCCCCCGATGGGAGTAAGAGTGATTTTACGGTAGACAACATTAAAGCGATGTTTAGTCCAAATTCTCAAGGAGGTAAAAAACATAAGAATACAAAAGCGAAGAATACAAAACAGAAGAATAAAAAAACGTTGAAAAAAGGGGTGAGTAACTATAATAAAAAACGGTATACTATGAGAAAGAAAAAAATAACTAGAAACAAGATTAAGTCTAGGTCTAGGAAAACGAAAACGAAAAAACAAAAACGCGGTGTCAAACGACCGCGCTATACAAAAAGGCGATAATAAATAGTTACCACGCACTTAAAATGTGCGAAGGTGTATAAAATTGATTTATACTTAAACTGTTTTAAAAGTAAGTAAACTGGCGAAGAGAGAATAATAAGAAAATGGCTGAATGGTATGATTTTAACGACGCAGGTGCATATGAAGTAGGTGCAAACGAAGTAGGTGCAAACGACGCAGGTGCAAACGAAGTAGGTGCAAACGAAGTAGGTGCAAACGAAGTAGGTGCAAACGAAGTAGGAGCAAACGAAGTAGGTGCAAACAATTATTTCTGCAATTGCGGCTGCAATTTGGAATTTATTGAATATGGACCTGGTTTTGATTTATATGTGGGGAACAAGTGGATAATGATGGCCAACGCCATGGTGCATTACAAGTGGAGGAATTATATTCGGCTACGTCAGTTCAACCTATGGAACGACTTCCGGGAAAATATTATTCGTAATTATAATAACGCTCTAAACAACGACCCGGTGAAACCAGAAGATGCCGCGTGGATTCATTTATACAATCAGGAGATTACACAAGAAAATAATATACCGTTAAATGAAAAATTGTATTATGAATATGTTTATTAAAAATTCTTATTTTACACCTTTGTGACGTTATCTAGGACATTTTAAAAATAGCCAAAGGTGTAAAAAATAGCCAAAGGTGTAAAAATAGCCAAAGGTGTAAAAAAAATATAAATTGTAAAAATAGACATGTTTGTTTTTCGTGTCTATTTTTTTTGCTCATTCTATATTAGTAGTCATCTTTTCAAATGTCCGGAATGGATAGACAAAATCAGAATGATGAACGCGTTGAGATTGATATGCGTCCAGTCAAAGATGCACATTTACCGCTAGGTGTAATAATACAACAGAATGGATTATTAAAACAACCGACAAAAAAGGAATCCAAACAGTTAGAGTTACAAAAGAAAAACACAACAGTTAAAAAAAGTAATTCTGAAAAAATATTGAAACAGCAGCAAGCGCAAGCAAAGCAGCCAATAGTGCAAGCAAAGCAGCCAATAGTGCAAGCAAAGCAGCCAATAGTGCAAGCAAAGCAGCCAATAGTGCAATCGCAACCAAAGCCACAACCAAAGCCACAACCAAAGCCACAAGCGAAGCAGGCTCAGCCACCGCCACCGACAACGAATTTAGACACTGCTAGAAAAACTATGGAAGAAGCAATTTCTAAAAATAATCAATTACATGAAGAAAGAATTCGGTTGGAAGAAGAACAAAGAATCGCAACAGAGAAAAGGGATAAAGAAAGACAGGAAAATGAAGCACGAATAAAGGAAGCACAAGAAAAGGAAGCAGAAGCCAAAGAGTTGATTAAGAAAGCAACATTAGAGGCAGAAAAACAAGCCGCACAAGCCGCCGCACAAGCCGCCAAAGCAGCCACTGAAAAAGCCGCCGCACAAGCAAGACAACAAGAAGA